GTGGCCGTCAGGTCGCGGATCGCGCCCAGCGCCTTCTCCTCGTTCACCATCAGGGTGACTTCGGTCAGGATCTGGTAGTTGTCCGCGTCGCCGACCTTGGCGAGCTGCGTGGTCTTGAACGGGCGCAGCACGCCCAGCGAGCACTGTTCCGGGTCGATCAGGTAGGCCGTGTTCTGCAGGCCGGCACCCGAGTTCGCCATCACGCGGTTCGGCACCACCTTGGTCTCGCCGAAGTCGTGGCCGTAGACCGAGAACGAGGTCTGCAGGCGCACGGTCTTGCTGGCCACGTCGTTGAAGCGCGTGACGTTGCCGGTGAAGGTCGAGACCTTCTGCTTGTGCGTCGGCGAGACCATCAGCGTGTCGCCCTTGCCGCCCGAGTTGTAGACCTTCAGAAGCAGGGACTTCAGCGTGGCTTCGTCCAGCGCGCGGAGCGTGCCGGCGACCGGGGCGGTGTTGGTTGCGATGACCGGGGCGGCGGGCGTGCCGGCGACGGCCAGCTCGTTGTTGGTCGCCACCCAACCGAACAGGCCGCGCATCTGGCGGGCCGTCGAGGTGTTGCCGGCCACGAAGGCACCGTTGCCGATGGCGGCGAACTCGATGTCCTTCTTCAGCTCGACCATCTTCTCGGCGAGCAGTCGGCTGGACTCCTTCTCGCGGCCGTACTTGTTGACGCGCTCGGTGGTGCCGGTGATCGAGGCCGTATCCTGGATGATCTGGGTACGGTTGCTCAGGCGCTCCGGCTGGCCCTGCGCGGCGTAGGTGGCGTCGGCGCCTTCAATGGCGGCGTTGGCACCCGGCGAACGAAGCGAGCGGCGCAGCCACTCCGGCGTGGTCGAATCGACCGACTTGCGGCCGATCATGGAGACAAACGGGGTCTCCTCCGGGGTGACGCGGTAAATCTTGTCATCCACATCTTCCTTGATGCCGATGACGCTGTAGGTCTGCACTGCATTGGTGGGCATTGCGATAGTCCTTTATCGATGGATCAGAAGGTCCGCGAGCGCATCCGTGCTCGGGTTCTTGCGGAATGCCTCCTCACGATTGGCGCGGTCGGAAGCCTTGGCGGAGTGGTTCACGGCAGACGGCTTGGCGACCTTCGCCAGCGCCTGCTTGGGCTTCATTTCGGCCTTTCGGGCCTGGATGGCGTCGTACTGCTTCGCTTTGTGCAGCACTTCCCAGAAGCCCTTTTCGACGAACGCCGCATCCACCGTGCCCGGCACGAGGCCGAAGCTCTCGCCGTACTTGGCGAGGTCGGTGAGGGTGTCGTCGTTCCAGCCCGGCAAGGTGTCGCGCAATGCCTTCTCGGTGGCGTCCGCCTTCTGCATCAGGTGCAGGTGCCGTTGCCGGTCTGCTTCCTGCTGCGTGCGGATCGCCGCCTGCTGTGCCTGTGCCAACAGTGCCTTGCGGTGCTCGTACTGCTCTTTCTCGGCGATGTAGGCTTCCGAGCCGTGCTGGTGCAGGATGGAAATGTCCGGCGGCGCGCCCACCGACTGCTCCATGTACTGCGCCAGCGCCTGCGCCATGCCCAGCGAGTGCTGGAGCGCCTGCTGCTGCTGCTGGAATACCTGTTCCGACTGGCTCTTGACCGCTTCGAGCTGCTTGCGCTCCTCGGCCAGCGCCATCGTCTTGGAGGTGTAGTCCGCGCCCTTCTGGGCCAGCTCGATGGCCTCCGCCTTCGTGACTGTCAATTCCTTGCCGTTCACCTTGATGGTGAGGGTGGATTCGTCCTCGTCGTCGGATTCCTCGTCGCTGGCCTCGGCTTCTTCGTCCTCGGCTGCGTCTACATCCTGCTCGGCCTCGTCGTCGCCTTCGTGCTCGGCCTGAGCGTCACGCTCTGCGCCCGCATCCGGCTCGATAAGAGATCCAGCCAGATCGTCCAGCGCATCCACGCCTTCGACCGGCTGCGTTTCCGCGTCACCTGTCATATGAAGCTTCCTTGCAAAAGAAAAGGCCGCCGGATGGCGACCTTGTTGGGCTTACATGCCCGAACACTTAGAGCGGGTGGCTTACGCCATCACTCGTGAGAGCCTTCAGCGGCCCCTTGTGGATCACCGCACCCCCAAACACGCCCTGCCAGACCTCCGGGGCGTCGCCGGGGAACCAGACGTGGCACACCGGGTTGCCGCGCGTCTCTAGGCGGCTGAGCGCCTGTTCGACAGATACCCAATCTGCTGCTCGGCCCGGCTCTGCTTGCGGGCGATTTCCGCTTCCGCGATCTGCCCCGAGCGCATCACCGATTCCAGTGCCGTCTTGGCCTTCTCGTGCATCAGCAGAAGCTGGTGCAACTGCTCGCGGTCGGCCGCGTTTCGTGCTGCTCGCCATTGGTCGATGATTTCCTTCTCGATGAGGCCCCACGCTTCCGTATAGACCTCGTTTTCGATCACTTCACGGGCACGTCGGCCGCGCTCGGCGTCAAGGTTCAGGCTCATTCAAAGCCCTCGATAGGGGCCGCCGGGGCGTCCATGCCCATCCCCGCATCCATGTCGGGCGGCGGCTGTAACAGTTGGCCCAAGACTTCGCTGATCTGGCCAACAGCGGCCTCCAGCGCGTCCAGGCGGGCGTCCTCGTCGTCGCCCTTGCGCAGACGCTGCTCGGTCTCCGCGCCCTTTAGGGCGGCTTCCTGATCGCTTCGCAGCGATGCCTGCGCCTGCAGGTCGAAGTTGCGGGCCGATTCGGCTTCCTTGTGGTCCAGCTCGCGGGCCTTGATCTGCAATTCCATGCCCTTGAGCTGCAGTTCGCCGTCCTTGCTCGCCACCTGCTGCTTGAGCTGGTCGCGTTCCTGCGTGGTCTGCTGCATTTCCTGCTGCATCTGCTGGAACTGCTGCGGATTGGGCAGGCCGGCGGGCTCCTGATCCGCGAACTCCTCGGGGTTCTTGAACTCGTTGACCGTGGCGGCCTGATGGATGACCTGCGCAATATGCTGCGGGCGCACCACGCCCACCTGCAGGCCCATCTGCATCAGCGGCACCATCGCCATGAGGCGCTGCATCTGCTGTTCCTTGGTGCCATGCCCAAGGCCCACGTTGATGCTCATCGTGAACTGGTCGCGCCACTCGGTCGGCTTGACCGGCAGCCATTCGCCGTTGACCTCGAACCAGTCCTCCGCGTCCTGGTGGCGCGTGGCCAGCTTCAGCAGCTTCAGGAACATCTTTCGCACGCCCTGCGCCGCAAAGCGGGTCATCAGTCGGACGCGCTGGTCGGCCTTGGACGTGATGATGGAGACGCCCGTCGCCGTCTTGTTCAGCGAGTCAGCGTCCATGCCCTGGTTGTAGCGCGTCCAGCCGGTGCGGTTCTCCAGCTTGCCCGCCAGCCATTCCTGCATCTGCCACGCCGGAGCCGGGATGCCCATCGTGGGCAGCGGCGTAATGGCGTTGGCCGGGATGCCCTTGCCGCGCACGATGCCGCCCGGACGGTTGTCCAGCAGGTCATCAATGTTTACGTCGGCTTCGGTGTTGATGTACGTGCGCTGGTTGGTGGCGAACGTGATGTTGTCGAACAGCGAGCGCGAGAGGTTCGTCTGCGCCTTCTGGATCTCGAATGCACGATCCGCCGGGCAGTCGCCAAAATAGGCGTGCGGGCGCGGCATCAGGCAGATATCGGCGAACGGGTGGTCGTCCACCTGCTCCACGGACACCAGCGTGCCGTTGATGAGGCAGAGCTGCGTCCACTCGGCGATGCCGTCGCCGTCCACGTCCAGCTTGAAGTACAGCTCGGCGTACTCGTACAGCTTGTGGCTGTCGTGCAGCTCGAATTCGTCGTCCTCGACGGAATGGCCCGTCAGCAGGTCGCGCTCGCCGGTAATCGGGGACTTGTCGCCGCCGATGCCGTCGAGGTCGAAGCCCATTTCCTCCAGCTCGAAGCGGGGCTTGTCCGTCACCTGCCCGATGGCGTTCGGCTCGCCGCCCCAGCGGGCGTTCTTGTCCACGCGCATCTCGTGCGGCGGCACGGCGGCCACCTTGAACGCGATGCGGCGAAGCTCCTGCTTGATGGTGAAGGCCAGCAGGCCCTGCTCGTCCACCTGCGGCTCGGCGTCGAGCTGCGCACCGTCCGCAAGGAACGCCGCCAGCACTTCCTCGGGCTGGCCCTCGAAGGACTGCTTGGAGTCCTCCGCCTCCTCCTCCGCCCACACCTTGACGAAGCCGACCTTCTGCGTCGCCGCATCGTGCAGCCAGTCGTGCAGGATGTTCAGGCCATCATTGCGGACGTAGAACAGGTGGTTCAGGTAGCCGGTGGCCTGGCGTGCCTGTGCAGCCGCTTCCGGGCCGGGCTTCTTCGGGCGGCACTCGACGGCGTTCTCGTCGGAGACGAACACCTCCATGATGGCCGGCAGCATGCCGTCCACCACATCGGCCACGTCCGAGGACACGAACGTGCTGCGGTCCTCGATGTCGGGGGGCGCGAACTCACCGTCCGGGGTCGCGTTGTAGGCCCGCAGGTTGCGCTCACGCAGCGCGGACAGCTCCGTGTCGGGGCCGCCCAGCGCAGTGCGGATGAACTCCCGCCCCATGCGCTCCAGCGTGCTTTCGTCAATCCGTTGACGGGTCATTAGCGAATCAGCTTCCTGTATTCGGGTTCAGTCCGAAATGAGTTCGGATAGAGCTGCTGGGCACGGAGCACCTGCCGAATCGTCGGCGGCGGCATGCCCAGCGCATCGGCCGCCTTGATGGCAGCGGCGGGCACGGCTTCGCCCTGCTCAACCAGTTCGGCAAGCAGGCGGGCAAAGTCGTCGGTCATCGGATCAGGCGCTTGTAATTGATCGGCCCGCTGCTCGCGGTCTGCGGCTGGCTCTCGTAATGCACGGCCAACAGACCGAACGCATCGGCGTCGTGGCTGGCCCAGTCGTGGTTCGGACCGAGGCCCACGCCCGTCTCCGGGTGGCGCTTCTCGTGGTACGCGCCCAGCGACTCGCGGCCGGCTTCCGTGGTGTCGGCGTTGAACCAGATGTTCGGGAACACGCGGCGCACCGCCTCGATGCGAAGCGATGCCGCGCCCTGCCCCATGTTCGGGACGGTCTGCACCGAGAACCCCGCCTGCTTCAGCGCGCTCTCGTAGCTGACCCGGTAAACCTTGTCGTTCTGCGCGCCGTCATGCGGAAGCACGCACAGCGCCTTCTCGTAGCCGCGATCCCGCAGCCACTTCACGTGCTCGCCCAACTCCTGGCCTTGGGCCGTGTAGTGGTCGAGTACGCGGATCTCCTTGCCGACGAACTGCGCGATCCAGATGGAGCAGGCGTCCGCCTTGGCGCCCGTGCCGCCGATGTCCCAGATGGCCCGATAGGTCATCAGCGGGTCGGCGCCCACGCGGCTGATGCGGCCCTGCGCCTTGGCATCGGTCAGATGCTTGGCGAAGTACGCACCCTCGGTGACGCTCTTGAACTCGCCACCCCACACGTGCGGGTACTGGTCGGGGCGCTTCTCTTGGTCATCCCGGCGCTCGGCATCGAGCACGGACGGGAACCACGGGTTGTCCTGCCAGTTGATCTCGACGATCTTGCTGTTGCTCGGCGGGTTCTCGCGGAACCGCTTATGGGTCGCCGAGGTCTTGCGCTCGGGGTTCCACGTCAGCCAGATCTCCGAATCGTGCTCACGGACCGTGGGGATGAGCTTCGTCCACGCCGTCTCGCTCACCGGCTCGGCCTCATCGACCCAGCACAGCAGGATTCGGCTCTTGGACTTGATGCTGTCCAGGTTGTGCCGCAGGCCCGCGAACGAGTACGTCACACGCCGGCACTTGGTGCGGATGTAGGTCTCGCCGATCTCGTAGTGAGCGGCCAGCCAGTCCACGGACCGGATCGCCGCCTTCACCTCCTCGAACGAGGAGTCCGCCAGCGAGTTCATGAACTCACGGCCGCAGAGGATGATCCCCTCGCGGCCCTCTTTACTCCACTGATAGCCCCGCACCGCGGTCATCAGCGCGAACGAGCGCGTCTTGCCCGAGCCACGGCCACCGTAGGCGCCTCGATACCGAGCCTCGCCCGTGAATACGTCCACGAGCTTGGGCGGCACCTCAATCCGAGCCGTTGCCACCGGCCACGATCTCGATGCGGGTCACGGTCTCCAGCGGCGCGTCCTTGTCACCCGCCAGGGTGGTCGGCAGCACCTTGCCCACCAACGTCAGGAACGCATTGGGGTTGCTCTGCGCCTGCTCCAGCAGGTACGCCTCGCCACCGGCCTGATCCAGCGCGCCGAGGATCATGTCCTTCAGCGCCTTCGTAAGCTTGTTCTGCGCTCCCTTGGGGCGTCCCTTGCCCGCGTTGCCCCTATTGGGGCCTTCTTTACGGTCGTCCATGCGTCCCCCAGGCTGCCCGGAGGCTTGGCCTGTTACCTAATGTTGTTCCTGAGCATCGTCAGGTAGCCGTTCTGGTTGATGGCATCGCTCGACGACTGCGAAAGACCGGCCATCATGCTGCGCGCCGCATCGCCGCTTACGCCCGTCCAGCCCGTGCCATGCCCGCCGCCCTGACTGCGGCCACCCATTGCCTGTGCGGCGTAGCTGGCGTTG